CAGATGCTTTATATAAGGCAGGGGATGCCTGTAAAAAGGCAACGTGGTTTTTTAAAGAAATTAAGGCAGATGCTATGGTCATTGAAAGTGCAATATATTCTAATTCGCCAAAAACGGCAATGCAGTTGTCACTTGTGCAGGGTGCAATTATAGGATCAGCACAGGTAGCTGGTATTAAAATTATTAAAACAATAACGCCAATGCAGTGGCAAAACTATGTTGGTACAAGATTATTGACAGCTAGTGAAAAACAAGATATAGTAAAAAGTAACCCAGGAAAGTCTCACTCATGGTACAAGGGTAAAGAACGAGAGACAAGAAAAAATAGAACAATACAGTCAGTTAATAAAAACTTTAAAATAAAAGTAGAAGATGACGATGTTGCTGATGCAATAGCAATAGGTTGGTATGTATCAGATAAATGGAATGTGTTATTCTAATGGCTAGACATGACCTGTATAAAAATAAAAGTTGGTTACATAAAAGATATGTACAGGATAAAAAAACTCCAGAAGAGATAGCTGCTGAATGTGGCTGTTCACAACAAACAATATATCTTTATCTAAATAAGTTTGGATTAAAGATGGGTAGAAAGGGAAGAAGATGAACGACATGGTGAATCACCCAAAGCATTATACAAGTGACCCATCTGGTGTTGAATGTATAGAGGTTGTTCGTCATAGAAATTATAATATAGGTAATGCCATTAAGTACCTCTGGCGTGCTGGACTTAAAAATGAAGATAAGCATATTGAAGATTTAAAAAAAGCAATTTTTTATATCACTGATGAAATTAAAAGATTAGAAAGTATTGACAATAAAAAGCTTACATGATAAAATTATTAGAGGCTTCTACAGATAGGATATAGAATGGGCAGAGTTCGGAAGTACGCAGGCGTTGACCCCTTTATTCGTTCTGATTCCTTTACTACTATTGATAATAAGGTTGTCAATCAAGGTGACTTTATAAAGATAAAAGGAATATGGGGAACTGAGTTTAAGTTTTTAAACTTTGTTACTAATCCTAAGACTGAAACTTCATGGATAGATTGTATACAGTTAGAAAAGGGAATAGGGTGCGGTATGCGATCTTTTTACCCTGATAGGGTAAAGGTTAAATTAAAGGAGAGCAAGCGTGGAAAAAAACGCAGACCTCATAAATCATATTGATCAAGTCAATAAGGTTGCAGTTGAGTATCTTAAGGGTACAGATACCGCAGAAATTGCAAAAATATTAGATATGCCAAGAACTCGTGTGGCGTCATTATTAAACGACTGGCGAGAGATGGTGGCAAGCAATGAGGCAATTCATGCTAGGGCTAGAGAAGCACTAGCTGGTGCTGACCAACACTATTCAGGTTTGATAAAAAAGGCTTACGAGGTTATTGATTCAGCAGATCAGACTGCTAATTTAGGCGCAAAAACTACAGCTATTAAATTAATATCTGATATTGAAGCAAAAAGATTAGACATGTTGCATCGTGCTGGTCTACTTGATAATAAAGAAATAGCAGAAGAACTAGCTGTAATGGAGCGTAAACATGAGATTCTCATCAACATTCTCAAAGATATTGCGTCAAAGCATCCAGCAATTAGAGATGAAATTTTTACTAGACTTTCAGAAATTAATAGATCGTCGGAGGCTTTGATAATTGACAATTGATCTTTCGGATTTCATGGAGGCACTTGAAGATAATTCCTTTGATGAAATTCCAGTGGATGTTAAAACTTTTGTTACTGCTCCAGAGTACTTGGGGCTTCCAGAGCTTTCTGAGTATCAATATCTACTTGTTGAGTGTATGAGTCAGATTTATAGACAAGATGATTTAATTAAAATGCTTGGCCATGAAAATGGTACAGAACATTTTAAAAAATATACAAAAGTAGAAATTATACAACAACTAGGAAAAGGTAGCGGAAAAGATCACACATCAACTATTGGTGTAGCATATGTGGTTTATAAGCTTTTATGCTTAAAAGATCCAGCTATGTACTATGGAAAGCCACCAAGTGACGCTATTGATTTGATTAACATAGCTATTAATGCTGAGCAAGCAAAGAATGTTTTCTTTGATAATTTTATAAAAAAGATAGCAAGGTCACCATGGTTTGCTGGAAAGTATGATCCAAAAGTTGGAAGTGTAAAGTTTGATAAATCAATTACTGTTTACTCAGGACACTCTGAACGAGAATCCCATGAGGGTCTAAACCTATTCATGGCTATCCTTGATGAGATATCTGGATTTGCAATGCAGTCAGCAGGAACATCTAATGATCAAGCAAAGACTGCTGATAATATTTATAAAGCATTTCGTGGATCAGTTGATTCACGGTTTCCAGACTTTGGAAAAGTCGTCATGCTTTCGTTTCCAAGGTATAAGGGTGACTTTATTAGTAAGCAATATGAGGATGCCATTGCTGAAAAAGAGGTAGTTATAAAGAGTCATACATTTATTCTTAATGATGATCTTCCAGATGATTCTCCAGATAACTCATTTACAATTGAGTGGGAAGAAGATCATATAATTTCTTACAAGTATCCAAGAGTTTTTGCACTTAAAAGACCTACCTGGGAAGTAAATCCCACAAGAAAGATAGAAGATTTTAAAATTGCTTTTTATAAGGAACCAGCAGACGCCCTTATGAGATTCGCATGTATGCCTGGAAACTCTACAGATGCATTTTTTAAATCAAGAGATAAGATTGAAAAAGCACTAAGCATTCGTAATCCTTTAGATACTTATAGAAGATTTGATATTAACTTTAAACCAAAAGAAGATGTAACATACTATGTACATGCTGACTTGGCACAGAAGCATGATAAGTGTGCAGTAGCAATATCTCATGTGGAAAAGTGGGTAGAGGTACAATCATTTAATGACTATACTCAAGTGGTTCCATTTGTAATTGTTGATGCAATTGCATGGTGGGAACCAAAAAGAGAAGGGCCAGTAGATCTTTCAGAAGTTAAAAACTGGATTATGAATCTTAAAAGAAATGGGTTTAGTTTAGGATTAGTGACATTTGACCGCTGGCAAAGCTTTGATATTCAAAGAGATTTAAAGAATGTTGGTATTAATACAGAAACACTTTCTGTTGCTAAAAAACATTATGAAGATTTAGCAATGCTTTTTTATGAAGAAAGAGTCGCTGCACCACATATTGACATTTTACTAGAAGAGCTTTTAGAATTAAGGATTATGCCAAATAACAGAGTAGATCACCCTAGAAAAAAATCTAAGGACTTAGCAGATGCTATGTGTGGCTCTGTATATAATGCTATAAGTAAGTCTCGTCGTGAAAAGGTTGGGGAAGTTGAGATTCATACATGGTCATCTTTCAAGGCAGATAACAATAGGTCTTTAGTTGAAGAAAAAGAAAAACCAAAGATGACAGAAGATATTAAAAGTTATTTAGAAAGTTTTGGACTATTATAAGGAGTAATATGAAAGAAGCACTTTGTTTTGATGATATTTTGCTTGTGCCACAATATAGCGAGGTAAAGTCACGCCATGATGTAAATTTGACAATGAGTATTGGTTTTGGAAAAAGAACAGTAGTACTTTATACACCAGTCATTGCTGCACCAATGGATACAGTTTGTGATGTAGAAATGTGTAAGGCTATGGCTATTCGTGGTGGACTAGGTATTCTTCATCGTTATATGTCATATGAAGATCAAATTAAAAAGTCTAAAGAACTAAATGGTTATGGATTTGGGGTAGCCGTATCATCAAACAATGGCTTTCTTGATCATGTAAAAAACTTATATGATACTGGAGTTAGAATATTTTTGGTTGACACTGCTAATGGTCATAGTAAATATGCAATAGATGCTGTTGAATCAATCAGAAATCTATACGATGATGTTCATATAATGGCAGGCAACGTTGCAACATATGATGGTTTTAGGAGACTTTCTGAGGTTGGTGCAGACTCTATTCGTGTAGGGATTGGTGGTGGAAGTGTTTGTACTACTCGTATTGTTAGTGGTCATGGAATTCCAACTGCACAAT